AGAAATAGTGCTCTTCTCAGCATTTCTGGCTATTGAATGAGCTAGACCAACAAAAACTGCCCATGCTACGACACTCTTTATCACTTTCTGAGGATTCATGGTGGGATGATCGTGTATGTTTTTGGCCATGAAAGCAACAGCTCTAGCATAATCATCTGACGTGCACAATGCATCTATGACCAACTCGACACCTCTCCACAACAGTCTAAGCATTCCATTTGACATCCTCAAAGCATCTGAGCCAACCATGCTGGAAGTGCTACCCAAAAGACCTTGTCCCATTCCTGCTGTTTGCAGTATGATTTGTTTGGCCATATTCACCACATTTGGCTTGGCACTTCTGAGCAGTTCTGCACATTCATCATGAACCAGTTTGGTTTTCTTGTGAACCCCCATTGTGGTGTAATGAAACATCTTGTCAGGCAATTTGAATACTTTGTTTGAAAACATGGTTAACATTCCTCTCATCATTTGCTTTGAATCCACTTTGGAAAGCCTCATGGCTGAACTGACATAGAAAACTGGCATCATGTGTCCAGGACCCCATTTGCTACAGTCTGCATTGTCAAAAAGAACCAGCAATTTCTCAGCCATTTTGGGACTTGTCTTGATTGGTTTTCTTTTCTTGTGATCTTTCCTTAACAACATATACTTCTCAAACATTTTGGTTGTGATCTCATCCTTGTCTGGTATCTCAATCAGATTAGTTTGATCTCCCTGCTCGTGTTCTATGGCCCTGACTTCTCTGGCCCACGTCTCTATAGTGTATGCAACCATCCTCATGGGTGTGTTCATAATGGAAATTTCTCGATTTCCTATTTGATCTTTTGGGATCATTCGTCTGACCATAGGAGATTGCTCACCCATAATGTGCATCAAATAAGGCATGATTGTGCAAGGATACTGCATAAACTCGGCAGCAGTTGGAACATCTTCCTTTACTTCTGGTGGAACTTCCTGAATGCTGTTGGTATATTTCTCAAAAGAGTCAACTGTCTTAATCTTTCCGGACACCACATGCTTGCAATATGACATTATGGATTGATAACCAACACTTGTTTGGGTTTTCTTGATGATTTTGGGGGCTTCTTCTGCTTTCTTCTGAGATGCAGAACTTTTGAATTTTCTCCCTCTACTTTTGCTGACTTTGTCTGGTGTTATTTCAGTATAATTGCCAAGCCCGACATCGTTTCCATATGTTGTTGATCCTCTAGTGTTCATTATTTCTTCAAGCCTTGTGCTTCCCATCACTATTGACCTGTGATCATAATGAATTTCACATAAATCTT